TTGTTACCGCCCATTCCTATACCATGTATGTGTGCTAGCTCTAACCATTTGTTATCGTTACAGTAAGCCCACTCACAGCGTCCTCCAGCCCTTTCTAGAGCAGCTTCACGCATTTGTGACAAGTTATCCATCAATATCATACATAGTATATTTAAGTGTGATTTCTTCGTTTGCTTTTATAGGACGTAATGGAAACAAATGATTTACATATGTACCATGTAAACGTTTCACTTCACAATTAGGATTGTCGCTATGGTTTATAAATCCACCTAAAGGTGTACGTATTACTTGTCCTTTATCATCCATAAACACATGCGTGACACCTATGCTTGTTTCTAAATCTCGTATAGCTCTGATTGTAAACAGACCTAGACCTTCTATTTTGCTAGGTTGTATAGTTAAATATTTAGGTAATGGTCTGTATGTTGGTACAGACACTACTCTTCTTCTAAACGTCTGTAATCTTTAACATGTGCATCAGCTTGATGTGTCTTTGATAACTCTTCCATATGAAAGTTGTAATCTTTTACAAACTTTTCCATTAAAAAATTAAGTCTTAACAAGTCTGGTGCTACACCAAATGTATCACTACCACAAGCTTTAGTAAATTGTGAACCCCATACTTTCATGTATCTAGGGTGCGTGAATATATTAATTTTATCTATATCTATTTTAGTTTTTTCTTTACTCATATTATCTCCTTATAATAATTGTGACCACATTGTAGGCATTTTAAGTCCCAAGGCACGTCTGTTATGTATGCTTTACCGCAATCTTCACAAACGTAATTGAAACATTGTTCAATACCGTCCAATAATTTTTTATTAACTTTATAACTGTATTCGTCATTATTCATTAGTTCCCTTCCAACAATGTTTACTACTGTTCCAGTGATGCCAGCCATCATTGTAGACTAGCCAAGCTGCGTATCTTGTAGCAACTTCTGGATTTGTTCGTTCTCCTATTATACCAAGTTTAGATTTTAACCAAGACCAAGTATTGTCGTTAAATTGCCAGAGTCCAACGTCCTTTGTCCCGTTAAAGTTATTCCCTATCACAGTAGGTCTACCACTACTTTCGCAATGTATAATCCTTAAAGCACGCAGAACGTCTTCCTCTTTAAAATAACTTTGTACCGTGGGCAACCATTCTTCAACAAAGTACACCATATAGTTTGTTTCTCGGCACTCACGATACTCAGTCATATCAGCAGGTGTCGGCATTGTTACATACAGACACGCTGCTAAAATGTATTCTATCATTAGCTAATGGTAGTTCTTGAAGGTACTTTAGTGCAGTAGTAACTGACTAAGCCTTTCTTTTTTGTTGGCAGTGTAGTTATTTCATAACCTTCTGCTCTTAAGTTAAAGAGTATTCCACCAAATCTATGGCAGTATAACTCTCTTACAAACTCCCAGTTAGTTATAGGGTCTGAGTCTTTAAACTCTTCCAATGCCCAAGCAACTAACTGTGTCTTACTTTTTACATATGCAGGGACGATTACCCCTCTAAATGCACTAGGTATCATAGTTATCCTTTCTTATTTTGTTTTCTAAGTCCACGATACTGTAAACTTTTTTTAGACTTAGCAGCTCTACGCTGTGCTCTGTTCATTAGAAAGGCACAACGCCATCGTTAGCATCACTTTGTGCTACCTCTGGCTTAGGTTCACCGTCTAAGTTCCATTCTTTAGGTATGTCAGCATTATCTAACCACCAAGACTTACGCCACTTGCCACTATGTCCTCCGCACGTTACGGGGTCATTAGTACTGCAAGTAAAGTCTGGACTTTTCTCTGACCGTTTACTGTTACGATTATCGTATACCATTTGTTTACAGAAAGGACACGTAAGGTCATCTCTGTATTTGTTTTGTTGTTCCATTTTGTTAACAACTCCTCCTAGCATGTCACCAGCTGGTTGTACACCTGGCTCTTTACTTTCTATTTCTATGCCAACAGACTCTAATTTCTGTTCTATTGACATTTGTTCAAAAGACTCATCTGTAACAACAGTAGGCATATCAGCTAGTTTCTCAATATAATCAAACCAAGTCTGTAACTGTTCATCTGTCCATGTTGTCTTGTCTTTAGGATACTTTTTAAGTTCTGCATATTGATTTGCTGAACCAAGTACCTTGACTAGAGTTTCTTTTGAATCTATGTTAGCAGTCATTGCACTAACAGTCTCTGATATAAAGGTTACATCCTGACTCATGCCTCAGTACCTAAGATACTGTCCATGATAGCTGCATGTGCAACTTTGTCTTCAGGTGATAACTTGTTTTCTTTCTTACGCATGTCTAGCTTGACTGTAGTCTCTACCATAGCGTCCTTATCTGCTTGCTCCTGTGTGTAACCGTCAGGTGCATAGGATGTAGCTTCTTCTTCTGTCTGTTTACTACCAGACCATAGCTCTACACCCAGACCGAACCGCATACATGCACGTTTAAATGCATCAGACTCTGCGTCTTTAAGGTTGTTACCGTCATTAAACTTAGCATTGCCAAGCTTGAAGGTGTCAACATCACCGAAACCATCGTAACTACCCATACCTTCTATGACGATAGTACCTTTGGCACCGACTATTCTTTTCTCTCCATCGTGATAACCGTATACAGGTTTACACTTCCAGGAGTATGTCACACCACTATCACGTAGTCTTTCTACATAGTTAGCGTGTGGTACGTAGTCGCCAAATTTTCCAGCAGGAGCTTTTTTAATTAACTCTTGTGGAAAAGGAGACAACAAATCAACGTTATCTTTCATAACATTCCTTTCTTATATATATTTATTTTTGTCTAACCAAAGGGAAAGACAAAAAAAATATTATTCTTCTTCTAAGTCTAATAAAGAACGTAAATTATGTACTCCTCTTTCGACAGGTACTAATTTAACTTCCCCAAGGTCGTTTGTTAGTATAAAGTAAGGCTTATCTCCTAAACCTGAGTACTCTATACTATTTAACTTCCATTTAGACTTGACAATTAAGTCATTCATAATATACATTATACTCTATTTATTATCACTTTCGTTTAATTTTACTAAGTATTCTGCTGTTACACCATGACCAGGTTTAGCAAACAATAACCACTGACAAGGTCTACCCATTGAAGCAAGCTGCTCTAATGCATAAGTGTTGTAGCTTTCAGTACTGCCATTGACCCATAAACGTATGTCATTCACGTACATAGTTGTAGGTGTATGAAAATGTCCAGCTATTGCGTAATCAAAATCAGGCATTAAGTCACGTGATGCTAATGCTTTCCAACCTAATAGTTTTTTACCAAAACCATACCAAGGAAATCCACTATGTCCACGTACATTGTCACCATGCCATACAAAAAACTTACAACCTTCTCCTAAATCTGCAACATCAAACCAATGATTGTCACTTTTAGAGTCGGGTATAGTAAATTCAATACGTTTTTCTTTTTCGTATATCATTGACATTATTTTTCCAAGCATTCTATCTGCATTGGAATCTGGATGATAGTCTTTACGTGCTCTACCACCAAGACTACCGTGATTACCTATAACCCAATGTACTTCTACATCGTCAAAGTTAGCAAGTAATGTATCAAAGAATTGTGTAAGTATTCTAGGACCATCTATGGTTACTTGATTGTATAGGCTTTCGTCTATTAAGTGTGTTTGTCCTGGAAAAATTAACTCACCTTCAACAATATCACCAGCTGCTAACACAACACACTTAGATACTTTGTGTGCATTTCTTTGTATGTTTGCTAACTCTACTATCTTATGTGCATACTCTACTACTCTTTTTTCAGCTACTTGCGTGTTGTAGTTAGGCGTAACTTTTGCTAGTTGCACGTCTGAAAGTATAGCTACAGCTATTTCTTCGCTTTTATTTTTAGTTTTAATTGTTGGTTTTGGTATTTTAGGTTTGTCCCAAGTACGTAAATTAGTTGAGACTGCTTGATATACAGCTTCAATCATGTCAGCTTTTTTATTTTTAGCTTTATCTAATTGTCTTAATAGCTTTAAGTTGTCTGCTTTAAGTTGCTGTATTTTATTTGATTCAGCTTCAAGTAATAATTCATCTATATCTTTTTTAGATTTTTTAGACATTACTATCTGCCAAGTTAAGAAAGTGATTCCGAACTGCTGATTCACTTATTTTGATATTAAAATTTTCTTTTAATAATCTTGATACCACGTATGGTTTTAACTGTACTCCACTCATAACTTTAGCTTCGCAACCTTCCCAAAAAGGCATTGCTTCTTCTGTTATTCTACCTGAAATACGGCTTATTTTCCCTGTTTCTGCTTCTGCAAGCAGTTCATTTATATCTTTCATGTCGTTTATTATACATAGTAAATTCTTTTATGTGTAAGTTTTATCAAGTATGCTCCGCTTTCCATTTCCCTCGGTGTTTCGCGTCCTGCCTAGGACACTCACACCTCCGTCATGGATGCTATGCATACTCTCAATAGGTAAGCGTAGAAGTGTTCACTATAGGTTTATGTTGACATAATTGAAGTTACCTTGTTGCAGGTTCTCCCTGCACTCTATTCTTCTACCGATTACAGCTTTACAAGTGGAAAGGATTCACATGCACTCTTGCGAGTTACTGTATTCCTTACCACTGTATCACATATTTAATTTAAGACAATGTTCTTTTACTTCATCCATGTTCTTAAGGTTAATAATGTTATACTTTTTACAAGATTTGTAAACGTCTTGTAGTAAATTAAAACCAGAAGTATCACCTGAACCACCAAACACCATCATGTCTGATACCCATATTCTTCTAGCTGGTTGTGTACCTAGCCATTCTAAAGCTGGTCCATCTACAACGTTACCGTAACCTGAATACCTTTCAAGATATTTTTCATCTACACGCTTACCATTTCTAGCAATAACACGTAAATCACCTACATTACCTCTACCGTTATACATAGCAATGTTAACTGCTGGTAGTAAATGCATAATTTCTAAAATATCTTCACCATTAAATGACATAGAACCTGAAGAATCAATAAGTATTGTACCTCCAAGTGTTCTAATTTTTTGTTTAAATATTTTCTTATCTACACAGTATCTGTTAATGTATTTTGGATTAAAACCAAAGTCTGCAGGTCTATAAGCTCTGCCACCTTTAAGTCTACCTTGTAAATTAACAGTCAATGGTGGAGTATGAATTTCCATCTCACCCCACGCACCAACACCACCTGTAGAATTATAAATCATATCTCGTAAATCACGATTAGTTCTATCTTCTACATTTTCGTCATCAGGTTTTAACTCAACATTATCTTCTGATTGCTCTGGATTAATATCTTCACTAGGTGTTAGTTTTGTTTTAGGTTTAAATACTTCTTCTTGTTTAGGTTTGTCTCTAAACATATCAAGTATCTTACTAAGTGGTTCTGCATATTTTTGTACCTTGCGATAACTAATAGTCTGACCATGATTAGTACTAACTATAGAGTTATAATAATCTCTAATTACTCTTTGTGCATAAATCAATTCAGATTTACGTAATTCAGTTACATTTATATCTTTTTGTATAATATTCATAGCTGCATTTATCATTTCGTGTTCATCACAAAACTTGTAACTACCATATCTAGATGTTGAATCATTGTCAGTAACACGCCATTTAGACGCTAAACCAAACAAAATAATACTAGAAAGACTACCTTCATAAACAAGTTTCATTGCTTGTTGTTCAAATAAATCTTTACACATAGATATTTCATGTATAGCTAAATCAGCTCTAAATAGTAAATGATTAATTCTAATTTCTTCTAATACTTCAACTGCTTCTGCACGTACACCAGGTTTAAGCTTACCCATTGTCTTAGGACTCCACTTAACGTGTCCTAATTCATGTCGTCTAATCATACGACTATGATTAATACCGCAACTTTGACAGTCCCTATCTAAAGGAACTGTCATTTGTCTATTTAAGTTGTCAGTTGTAGCTTGAGGACTATCGTGTATAGTCCCTATAACTTCCCAAGATTCACCAGTAACAATTTCTGGATATGGGTATGCTTTTTGGCTATGCATTAGATAACGTTACAGCGTCAATAAGTTCTTCTGCTTTGTCTGCAAAGATTAGTTCAGCGGCTACTTCCGCTTTAAAACCTTTCTCTTGCAATGCAAAGAACTCTGCCCATGAACGAACCGATATACGGTCTTCAGGGTCTTCAACTAACGTTGTATCATTAATTACAGTGTGCCACTCATCTGGAAACGATTCCATTGCTTTAGGGTGTATACTGCCAACATATATTTTTACAGGAAATCTATCCTTAAGTGCAAGTGGTAGTGACTCAGGTGGACTGTTTGTTGTAGCAACAACTTGAAATCCAGGAGCTGGTCTAACTGTCTCTTGCTCTTCATTGTTTATAGTAATACCTGCAATATCTTGGTCATCCAATATAGCGTGTAAGAAAGTCATGGCATCTGGTGATGCATGGTCTATCTCATTGATAACTAATCTGCCACCATTACGCCAAGCCTTAATAGCTATACCGTCATGCCATTCAAATCCACCGTCTTTAGCAGGTCTATAAAAACCTTCTAAGTTAGCTGACGCTGTATCTTCTGTCATTGTTATTTGGTATACATTTGGATTACCATCCATATCTAGTGGTGCATTTTGTTTAACTGCACTGTAGGTCTTACCTGTACCTGGAGGACCATGTAATAATATCCTGCGTGAGTTACCCAAGATAGCATTAATTTGCTTCCAGCATTTGTCTTTATTCATAGTTATTCCCTTCTTGTTCTAAATGATTAGGTACATATCTACAATATATATCTATATCATTATATTTATTTTTTCTTTGTTGTATCTCAAACTTACCTTTGTCTGCTAAGTGTGCGATATTTCTTTGTGTCATAGACACAATGTTTGATTTGTTACCACCTAACCACCTTGGTGCAGTACCTATTATGTACCACACACTAGGAGATGACAAAAGCACTTTAACTTTCTCATCTGTTAATAACCTAGGTTTTCTACCTGGGGGATTAATGTTAGCTGGTGGGGGAGTTGCCTCCCTCATTCCATTAGGCATCGTCATTAGTTGTTCCTTTCTTTAAGAAATCTTCTACTTCATCAGCAACATGTTCTAATGAATGTGATATAGATTGTGCAGTTAAGTCACGTAATGTATCTAAATCCTCTGATAAACACACTTGCATACTTGAAGGTTCTATCATTAGCCAACTCTGAAACACTCCGTCATCGGCAGCTTTTTGACGTATTTCTTCTATATCTTCATATGTATAATGTGTTTTGTCATTCATAACGTTTTCTGCTGTCATATAATCAGTCATAATAATGGCTCTTTCAGTAGCTATTATCTTTACAGCGTCTTGCATTGCTGTAGCAGCACAAGATGCCTCTATTATAATGTTCCAGACATCTGGTTCATCCCAGGTAGGTCCTTCATCTATTCCAGCATATACTACTTGAACAGTATATTCTTTACGTGGTACATTATGTACATGTATTTCGTTCATAGTTTCCTTTCATTTTGTCGTTTATTATTTATAGCTAATTCCTCCCCATAAATTTTTTTTATGTGGGAACGAAGGTGAACACAGAAAAAAAAGCATAACTATGTTCACTTAGATAGCTTGTAACACACTATTAGTTATTTCCATAATGATAGGATTCGAACCTATAAGGCGACCTAGTGTGGTTCTTAGTATCGTCAACTAAGCACTATCGCTAACTCCCAGCTTCTATGGCTTTACGTTATTATAATGTGCTACAAGCTACCTATTTTCAGTCGTTAACAAACAGGGAATTTTATAACTCCTACTAATAGATAGCTTATAGGATACAAAGCATGAAAAGGGAAAATACAATCGAACAAACCCTTGCCTTTCGGCACTCTATACCCTATAAGCTACCTACATTATGGGCTACGGCTAGGCAAACAAAGGAGTCAAACCTAGCAATGTAAGTAACTTTAATTCTTATAGTGGAGTAACACTCACTTCACTATATGGTGATATTCTATAAATATCGTGTTCATGTTCTATAAACTTTATTGTAGTATCGTTGTCAGCTAACTTAATTAAATTATCTATTTGTTCAGTTGCTTCTTCTACAGTAGTATCACCACTAAATGTAAATGATACACTTAATTCGTTTATGTCATGTTTCATATTTTCGTCTACAAATTGATATGTCATTTGTTTACCTTTCTGTAATGTTCGTAATGAAAATTACAAACTATTTCGTATACTTGTAAGTTATCATAGATTTTACCTAAGTACATATAATTTACTTTATTGTACATAGGTTTAGCGTCACATTTATATACACTACATTTCATTATTTACTCGCTATGTACATAGATATAAATAAAAACGCTATTGGAGCTATTACTCCCATTAATATAACTTCTGTTGTTAATCCAAACAATCTTCCTCCTTTAATAGCCAATGTGCTTCTATTTCACCAGCACAATTTTCGCAATATGTTTCACCATTGATATAGGCACCACCGTTATGTGTGTGATGCCAGTTATCACATTTAAAACATTGCAACCAACCACCCATTACTCTTCTTCGTAATTAGTCATTAGCTTAAGTATTTCAGTATGTCCAGATATTTGTTTTTGTAATATCTCCATTACTTCAACAATACCTTTAATAGATGCATAAATATCTTCTAATTCATTCTCCATTTTTAAGCCTTTCTATCATTTCATTAACTTCTATCATTGTAAATTTAATATCATCATCGCCTTCTTCGTTAACGAATTTTGTAAACTCATCACGAAACTTATCTACTGATAATGTAGATGATATAAACTTTGCTTGAAACTCAGTATTTTCATCACCTAATTCAGATATTATTAAATTTAACGTATTACCAATTAATTCTATTTTATTTTGTATTTCGTCAACTATTTCTTCTAGATTTTCTAGTTTGTTATTGTTCATTAATTCCTTTCACTAAAAAAAACTAATGTGGCTAAATTAATAACCACACTAGCTAATTTAATACTATACAGTAACTTCCTCTGTAGTCTCATTTAATTCTGAAACAGCAGAATTGTCTACTTGATTATCATTAGTATCATCTGATACTTTGTTTTTAGGTTTGTAACTAGGTGACTGTTTGTGCAGTTTAAGTACTGCATCTTTACTTAGATACAAAGGTATTTGTTCTAAGTTACCGTCAATATAGGTACTCATCCATAGGCGTTCGCCCCATTCTAGTTCGACACCAGTAATACCACATACTGGATTTTGATAATCTGCTTTACTCATTAGCAGTCCTTTCTATTTGTCTTACACTATGCATATACATAGCTCCTAACACACAACTAATGTATGTTAGAAGCAATCTACTAGCTATCAAATGGATTATCATCTTCGAATATATCTTTTATAGGTACTATACCAAGTACATTCAAATCCTCATTAATACTCGCTACTGTTAATCCGTCATGATAATTAGCTATTGCTACTTCTACCATATCGTTTAACTCTGTAATTTGTTCTGCATTAAACAGTGGTTTTAACACGTCCATTGCAGTTTTAATCTCAACTATATTCATAGTATCCTCTCTATATTTTTTTAGGCTGATGCCGTGGGCGGAAGCATAAAAAATGCTTAACATAAACTACCTTGTAGTGTACGTGAACCCCATGTATTAGGGTCAAATGGTACATTATCATACTCGTCTATTAGATTCTTAAAGACTATCCATGCGTATGACAATTCTAATAATATTCTTTCGTTTAGGCATTCTGAGTCACAATATACCCAGTTATTATGTATTATAACTTTATTCTGATATTGTATTTCGCCTAAACATTCTGAACATGTAGTAATATCAATCATATTGTTTCTTTTCTGTTAAGAATCTAATAGCAATTTGTTCGTCTATTAGACACTCTTCACAAATAGTCTCTTGACTACATTGTTGATATGGACAACCCATTAGTTATCCATATCCATTAATTTTAACTGAGTAGGTCTATTGATTACTTCTTGTTTAGCAAGTATATCCATATTTACTTTAGCTATTTTATGAAATGTCCAAACACTCTCACCTTGTTCGTGTGCTTTAACACCACAACTTCTATGTAGAAATAATGGATAGTTTTTCTTACCAAAGTACCAATATCTATCAGCTTGTGATACTGTATTTTGACAGTATCCGCATAATATCTTATTCATAGTTTTCCTTTCTAGTCGTATGTTTTTGCTATTAAATATTCTCTAAGTATTTCAATAGCCATTGTTCCATTAGGTATATTTTTATACCATTCTTCAGTTGCAATACTATATTCACCATATGCATCCATAAGTTCTAGTTCTTGGTTAGCATAAAAATCAGCACTAGCTTTTGCTTGCTTATCATTAGTTATCCAATTAATAGCCTCATTTATAGTGTCAAAATCTCCTGCTAATAAATCACCAGAATTACCAACACTACAATATACCTTATAAACGTATAATTTATCAGCTAGGTCTACTTTTGCATATTCAATATCAAATATTGCATTATGCATTTTAATTTCAAATAATTTAATCATTATTTTCCTTTCTTATTTATAAGCTTATAGTTAGGGTCATATCTAAATCTATATCTACCTAAGTGAATATTATTTAGTTCCCATGCTTGACTATATACCTCATATAGACTAAGTCTATTTTTAATAGCACATGCTATTGGAATAGCTATCCAATATCTAATCCAACTTCTCATATAATCTCCTTTATTTTTATGTGATTGCGACAGCAGAACAGAAAAATAAGAAAGCTAACGCTCACGCCTGACATTGACTAGTTAACAGCACTATTAAAAAAAAACTAGGTAGGCTAAATTAATAACCCACCTAGTAATCTAATATTAACTAACTAAAGTTTTACCCTTAGCAAAGCTATCCACACATGGTGTACAAGAATTCCAATAGATAAACTTCTCAACAATATCATAAGATTTAGTAGCTTTGTTATATTCGCTACCAGCTTGGCGAAAGTTATCTTTACCTTTAGTCTTAGTAACACCACAATGGTCACATACAAATGATTTACTATTTGTTTTAGTAACATTAGTAGTATCTTTAGCAACTGTATCAACAGCTGTAGTAGTCTTTTCTGCAATTATCATATATCTCCTTTAATAGATTTTTTTTTTCGATTGCGTAGCCTGAGAAAAAACAATAGGTTATCTAGGTGAATATTAGATTAACTTGTATGACTAATTATATTTATATCATCTAGTATCATATGGATACAGTATTAACTAACTAGGTGGTATATTAACAGACGAAGTCTGTTTCGGAAGGTCAAGTAATATGAAGTCTGTACCATATCATGTTACCTGTACAGATTAAGCTACCATATAGTCTATTTATAGAGTACAGACTACAGATTCTTTGACCTACCGATGTTAATGTAGCCTTTCTCTAGTATATACGTATGTATAAAAATATATGCTGGTAATCTTTTGTACTGTAAACCCCTGTGTCTATAGTCTTTGAGGGCACTAGCGGGCATTAGTACTGGTTAGTTTGATTAAAGCTTTCTAAGTGTCCCTGGGTACTGCCTTTGTCTTTCTAGTGTACTGTCTTGCCAGTCAGCAGCTTTCCGCATCCCGATTGCAACTTTACCTGTAACAAAATACTTGCGTTTAATGTTTGTAATTAACTGAACTATACCATATAATTCTCACTAGGCAAACATCTAAGGAAAGATAGTGAAACATGACCGATACTACGCGTAACGTCATCTGCATAGCCGAGGGTTGCAGGAAGAAATTAAAGGGTAAACAGCGTAAATTCCACTCCCCTACCTGCCAAAAGAGACAGTTTGCTAGAGATAAAGCCCACAACAAGAAAGTTGATGTAAAACCCATAAACGCTGAACGAGCTTCTGATGACGGAGACCACGCAACTGTAAGACGTGGACAGTATTACCGAGCTTTTGTAAGCGAAGGAATAGCTGAAACAGTTGCAACAGGCGAGATGACGGTAGTTGACGCTGCTTCCCTCCTTGGTTGCACATCAGCTACTGTGTCTCGTATGCTTGGTGCCTACAAGATTGACGTACGCAACGAAGTTGCAGGAGAAGATTGGGAACTATCTGATGATGCAAAGGATGCATTAGAAAATTTTGCTAGCTTCCGTAACAAATATTTCCGAACCGAGTTGGGGGTACAGTACGAAACAGCAGACTTTCATACTAACTGGGTAAATAACATTATAGATAGTATAGAAAATGGTAAAGAGTTATTAATACTAAGCCCACCTAGACACGGTAAAACAGAATTGTTAATACACTTTGCTGTGTATCAGATATGTAGAAACCCTAACACTAGGATTATGTGGGTTGGTGGTAACGAAGACATTGCAAAGAATGCACTATCTGCTGTGCTTGATGTGTTAGATACTAATGAAGAACTACGTGAAGCTTTCTGTCCACCTGGTACATCTTTTAAACCCGACAATAGGTCAGGTAAGAACTGGTCACAGAATCAATTTACTGTAGGTACACGAACTGTTGCAGGTATTAAATCACCAACAATGGTAGCTGTAGGTAAGGGTGGAAAGATTCTATCACGTGACTGTGACATAATTATTGCTGATGACATTGAAGACCATCAAACTACTATGCAACCTGGTGCAAGAGAAAGTACTAGACAATGGTGGACAACAACTCTATCAAGTCGTAAAGAGGAACACACTGCTATTGTTGTTATAGGTTCAAGACAACATCCTGATGATTTATATAATCACTTACTCGAATCAGATAACTTTACAAGCATTGTAGAAACTGCACA